TGACGGAATTGCTGCTACCGCGCGGGCAGGGACCACAAATTCGCCGCTTATAATTGGCAGCTGCAGTTAATTTTGTTTATGATTTGTTCTTTTTGAGGCTTTACGCTAGACTGCTAAAACTTACGCGCGGACAGGCTATGCTGGAAATTGGATTAATATTATTTGGGCTCTTAGGGTTTGCGCTCCTTTACTTTCGCAAGCCTCACTTTAAACCACCGCAAACAAGCGTATTAGAGAACGGACACGAATTTGCCTACCGCGCTGCGCAGAGTATTTTCGTTAATCGCGCAGAGCATGCGTTTTTCGATATTATGAAGCGCGCTTTACCGCCGGGCTTCCTATTACTAACCAAAGTTAGAATGGAAGATATTGTCGGCGTGAAACCCGATATCGCTGATCCTAGACGCAAATGGGCCTTAAGGAGCCGGATTAAATCTCGTCACGTTGATTTTTTGATCTGCAATCCAAGCGGCACTCCTACGCTTGTTATTGAACTCGACGGGGCCTCACATAAAGGGAGAAACAGCGCGGCGGCAGATGATTTAAAAGATAGAATCTTCGCGGCCTGCGGCGTGGCCTGCGTTCGCGTTCAAACTGGCGACGATTTTGCCCGAAAAGCCCATATTCTCGCAAAATCTCTCGTGAGACCTGCTAAATCGGCCTAACAATTGCCATTTTTAATCGCATATTAACCCTAAATGGGTCAGGTCAAACCTCGATACATGTCTTTATCTCTGCAGGAATTTTCCCATGACGGATGCCTATAATATGCAAGTTCGCCGCGACCTTCGCGAAACCAATTCACAGCTTGCCACGCTTAACCGAGAGCTGGCGGGTCGTCTTATTTATTTGGCCGCGCAAACGGAGGACGTGCAGTCCATCGTTGAGTCCGTACAATTGCTTTCTACAGCAATCTCGCTCTACACACAGACAACGACGCCGCCCTCACATGGCGAACTTCAAAAAGCCCTAGGCGATCTGCTGCTGAAAATTGGCCGCAAAGAAGGCCGCAAAGATGCGCTTGAGCATGCCGCTATAGCCTATCGCGGTGCCATAACAGTAGCTTCTATGCTCGGCGAAAATAAACTGCGTGCAGCTGCGAAAAAGAATTACGCCACGACGCAAAGCCTACTCGGGCGCGGTAAAAAGCGTATTTCCGCAATCAGCGCGGCGTAAATTCGCAAGTGTTTCAACAAGTTAACAAAAAATTAAAAAGATAAATCCCGACCGTACGGGTCTGGCCTATATTTCATTCATGGTTTGAGAAGTGCCCAGCGATTTGCGGGCATAACCGCCGCTCCGATTTATTTGGGGCGGTTTTTTAATGCCCGGATGATGTATGAAAAACTGGCTTTCGCAGCGTTTGCGACCCTCTATAAAAATGGCTAACTCGCAGCAAGGAGATAACGAGCAGAAATCCCAAAGTGATTATGTCTCTTTGCATGTTGGCGCGCGGGCTGTTTGGACGCCGCGCGACTATAACGCTCTGGCCAAAGAAGGGTATCAGCGCAATGCTATCGTTTATCGCTGCATACGGATGATTTCGGAAGCAGCTGCCTCGGCTCCGCTCTGCGCCATGAGGGGCCGGGTTTGCGAGCCTAATGACCCCGCGGCAAAGCTGCTGAATACCCCGCATCCTAACCTGTCGGCAGCAGAGTTATTTGAGCAGTTTTACGGTTATCTGCAAGTTAGCGGTAACGCCTATCTTGAAGCGACATTGATTGATGAAGTCCCAGCGGCGCTCTTTGCCTTGCGGCCTGATCGGATGCGTGTTGTTCCCGGGGCAGATGGCTGGCCGCGCGCCTATGAATATGAGGCGGGAGGATTTAAACGCAGCTACCGTAAAGACTCGGCCAGCGGGCGAGTTTGCGTCCATCATATGCGTCTTTTCCATCCGACTAACGACACATATGGTTTCTCACCGCTGGAGGCAGCTGCGCAGGCCGTGGACGTTCATAATGAAGGCGGGGTTTGGACGAAGGCTCTGCTGGATAATTCTGCTCGCCCGAGCGGCGCACTGGTTTATAAAGGCGTAAGCGGGGCTGACCATTTAACCCAAGATCAATTTGATAGACTCAAAACTGAGCTTGAAGAGGGTCATGCGGGGCCGCGTCATGCAGGACGCCCATTAGTGCTTGAGGGCGGGCTTGACTGGAAACCAATGTCGATGTCCCCGCAGGATATGGATTTCATTACGGCGCGGCGAGAGGCGGCGCGCGAGATCGCGCTCGCCTTTGGCGTGCCGCCGATGCTGCTGGGTATTCCTGGCGACAACACTTATGCTAATTACAAAGAAGCCAATCAGGCGTTTTGGCGGCAGACAGTTATTCCGTTAACGCGTAAAACGGCGCAAAGCCTTGAGGGCTGGCTGCGACCTTGGTTTGGCGATGATTTAAATATTCATGTTGATTTGGATAAAGTTCCGGCCCTAGCGGAGGCCCAAGAAAAACTCTGGGCGCGTCTGAACGCGGCGAGCTTTTTAACCGATGATGAGAAACGCCAATTGGCGGGACTGGAGAGCTTATGAGCGAGCCTTCATCATCCATGAAATTTGATCGCACGATTACGCTGTCGATTATATTTGCCATTTCTATTCAAACTGCTGGGGCGCTTATGTGGGCCGGGGCAGCGGAAGCGCGTTTGACGGCTCTTGAGACGCGAGCTGAAAAAGCGCCGCCCGTATCCGAGCGCCTTGCCCGCCTAGAAGAACAAATGATCATGGCGCGACAAAGCCTGTCGCGCATTGAGCATCAGTTAAGCGATTTGCCGCCTCAACCCTAAACCTAAAGTCCATTTATGAAAAATCTTACTCTGTCCGCTGATCTGCGGATATCAGGCTATGCCAGTGTGTTTGGTAGGCAGGATTTATCCGGCGATATTGTGCATCGCGGGGCGTTTGCTTCTTGTCTTATCAAACTGGCCGGAGACGGCTTGCCTATGCTGCTAGGTCATGAAACCAGCGCGCCGATTGGCGTCTGGGATCGACTTTATGAAGACCGTAGCGGCTTGTTTGTTTCTGGCCGCCTTATCGGCGGTGAAGCACGGGCAGACCGCACGGCGTCCTTGATCACGGCGGGCGCCTTGTCGGGCCTGTCTATTGGTTACCGCCCCGTTCGCGCGCGCAAATTAGGCGATGGCCGAGAGCTACTCGAACTTGATCTTTGGGAGGTGTCCGTCGTTGCCTTCCCGATGCTCCGCGATGCGCGGATCACACAAATCGGCGAATCTACTTTACCCATACCTTCCCTCACACAAGGAGTTCTTCGTGAGCAAAACTAACCTAAAAGAAACTAAAATGGCGACGTCGCCACAACTGCGCGCCGCCCAAGCGGATTTCGCATCCACATTTGATGCGTTTAAATCCGCCAATGATGCGCGCCTGTCAGAGATTGAGCAAAAGGCCAGCGCCGACATCGTGCTAAGCGAAAAAGTTGAGCGCATTAACGCCGCTCTCGATCAGCAATCTAAACGGCTTGAGCGTTTATCCATTAGCGCGGCGCAGCCCGGCCTGTCATCTGATAACGGTCCAAGCGAAGCTAAATCCGCCTGGGGCGCGTATATACGCACAGGTGATGGCGCCGCCCTCGCGACGCTCGAAGGTAAGTCATTATCTTCCTCCGTCGATAGTGAAGGCGGCTATTGGGCAGGGGAAACGGACGCCCGTCCTGAGACGAGCTCGCCTGCGCTAGAGCTTTTAGAGTTTCCAGCGGGCGAGCTTTACGCCATGCCGGCCGCAACCCAAATGCTATTAGATGACGGCGTCGCTGATGTAGATCAATGGCTTGCCGATGAAGTGCGCGACGTGTTCGCCGCCCAAGAAACCGCAGCCTTTGTGTCTGGTAATGGCGTCAATAAACCTAAGGGCTTGCTTGATTACGCTGCCGTGCCAGAAGGTTCTCAAACCTTTGGGCAACTTGGCTATGTTGCCACTGGAACTGACGGAGCGTTTGATGCTGACGCGCCGATCGACGCGATTATGGATTTGATCTATGCGCCTAAACCGCGTTTTCGCGCAGGCGCATCCTTTGTGATGAACCGCCGTACAATTTCCGCCTTGCGTAAGTTTAAAGATGCTGACGGTAATTATATTTGGCAACCTGCCACCGAGGCCGGACAACCGTCGACCCTACTTGGCTATCCACTGACAGAAGTTGAGGACATGCCAGACATTGGCTCCGGAAGTTTCTCTGTAGCCTTTGGCGATTTCCGCCGCGGTTATTTGGTTGTTGACCGTCAAGGCGTGCGCGTTTTGCGCGATCCATATTCTGCCAAGCCTTATGTGCTGTTTTACACGACGAAACGCGTAGGTGGCGGCGTGCAGGACTTTGGCGCGATTAAACTTCTCAAGTTTGCGGCGGGATAGCTCCCCTCCCTGACCGCCGCACCCCTCGTCGCGCTTAAACTTGCGGCGAGGGGCCTTTTTTCTTTATCCTTATTTTCAGGCCGGAGCCTTATGCCCCTTACTGTTATTACTCCTCCGGCTAGTGAGCCGGTTGGTCTTGACTATGCCAAGACGTTTCTGCGCGTCGATACTGACGCGGAGGACAGTCTTATTGGCGATATGATCGTCAGCGCGCGCCTTCGAGTCGAAGCGCTCACGGGACATGCGCTTATTTCGCGCCGCGTAGTGCAAACCTATCCAGAAAACGCTCCGGATACGCTCGTCTTGCCGCTTCAACCTGACGCGCTCGTGCATGAAGTGCGTATTGTGACCCTAAGCCAAGAGCGCGTTGTCATTTAGACGGGATTGAGGTCGAGTTTTCGACGGGGTTTGGGGACAGTCCAGAGGATGTGCCCATGCCGTTCAAACAAGCGATTTTACTCCTTTTGGCGCAAAGTTATGAGCATCGCGGGGACAGCGCCAATCGACCCGTACCTATGATGGTTGAGGCTTTGCTCATGCCGTATCGGTGGATGAAGCTATGATTGGCGATCTGCGCACCCGTTTGGGGCTTTATGCGCCTGTCACCAACGCAGATGATATGGGCGGCGTGACGACGGCTTGGGTTTTGCAAGGTCAGGTTTGGGCGCAGCTTTCCCCCAAAACATCCTCAGAACGCGCCCAAGATGGCCGCGCGGCGACGCTCCAAACTTACAAAGTCGTCATTCGGCACAGGGATGATTTTCCAGAGCGCGCACGCCTTCTGTGGGGCGGGCGAACGCTCCGCGTCTTAACGGCATCTGACCCCGACATGCGCAAAGAGCGCCTGCATTTAATCTGTGAGGAGGAACAACAATGAGTGATTATAACCCAGGGGCTGCGCTCGCGCGTGGCCTACATACGGCTTTGTCTTCTGACTTAGCGCTTGGCCAAATTCTGGGAACGCCGCCGCGCCTTTACGACTATGCGCCGGACGACCCCGTCTTTCCTTACATGACATATGGCGCGATGCGCATCGAAGATATTAGCGGGGATGACGCGCTGTTAACCTCACAAACTCTGACGCTGCATTTATGGTCGCGATATGGCGGTCGGGCAGAAGTGCTTGACCTTCTAGAACGCGTACGCCGCGTGATTGAGGGCACACAAATTTCTCCTCCAGGGGCAAAAGTAATTAGCGCAAGTGTCCTCTATACGGACGCGTTTAGGGCCGCAGATCGACGCACGCTGCACGGCCTTATCCGCGCCGTTTTCAAAACCCAACCGATTGATCAAACCCTTGAGGAGGTAGCTTAATGGCCGCTCAAAGAGGACGAGACTTGCTCGTCAAAATTGCCGATGAAAATGGTGATTATAAAACTATTATTGGCTTGCGCGCGAAGACCTTAAATCTGAATGCTAAAGCCGTCGACGTGACCCATTCGCAAAGCGAAAACGCATGGCGTGAACTGCTGCCTGGAGCCGGAATTAAAACGCTAGAAATTTCGGGGAATGGGATTTTTCAAGATAGCGATTCTGATGCTCAAATGCGCGCAGCTTTCTTTTCCCAAGCTATACAGTTCTTGGAAGTTATAATTCCCAACTTCGGAATCATTCAAGGCGGATTTATCCTGACAGAACTGTCTTATGCAGGCCGTTATGATGGAGAAACTAACTATGAAATGCAGCTTTCTTCCGCGAGCGAGCAAACGTTCACGCCCCTGTAATGACAGGTTATCGCAAAGGGGATTACATCTTCCAATATGAAGGGCAGGTCGTTTATTTGCGCCTGACCTTAGGCGCTCTCGCAGAGATTTGCGCTACGTTAAATTCCGAAAATCCAATCGAGATTGCCGCGAGAGTTCGTACGCTTTCAACAGATGAAATGATGTTAATTTTCAGGGCTTTATCACGACCCGTTCACAAGGAAAAATACATGTTTCTAAAGTTGAACTTAAGTCAATCTCTGCCTGTTATTGCTACAATTTTTGAAACAGCCTTCGCGCCGTTAACGGCAGAGCTAACCCCATGAGTTCTTTTCCCTTCGATAATTGGCTGCGCCTCGCTGTCACGGTCATGCATATATCACCGTCAGATTTTTGGGCGATGAGTGTGCGCGAATGGCTAACGCTTTGCACTATCTCAAACCCGCCTCTTGGGCGTGATGATCTATCAAAACTTTCCGAAAAATTTCCTGACAAAAAGGCGTCCCATGACTCCCAATGATCGCGCTTCATCTGCGCTAGAAAATTTTGCAAATACGGACGCGGAGGGCGCAGCAGATGCCGCCGCCCGTGCTTTTGAACTTGCTGGCGAACGCATTGAGCGCGCACTTATTAAAGCCGCCAAAACAGGCGAGCTTTCATTCAAAGATATGGCCGAGTCTATCCTTCGCGATTTAGCAAAACTCGCCGTACAAGAGCTTATCACCTCACCACTTGAAACTGTACTGGGCGGACTTGGGCAAACGAGTGGGGGCGGAGGCAAGTCTTCCGGTTCACCTCTTAATATCACTTTCAATATGTCCGGCGTTTCTGACGCTCAAAGTTTTGGCAAAAGCCAAGGCCAGATCTCGGCGGCGCTAGCCCGCGCAGTGTCCGACGGGCAGAAATTTTTTTAGGAAACATTATGCAAGACATTCACCGAGTAGAGTTTCCACTCACTCTATCTTTCGGCGTTAGGGGCGGGCCAACCCGCCTTACGGAAATATCAACATCAGTCTCTGGTCATGAGCAGCGCAATGCCCCGCATCGCCTTTCACGTCGCCGCTATGATGTAGGCGCTGGCGTAAAGTCGACAACAGATTTAGAAACTCTGATTGAGTTTTTCGAAGCCCGCATGGGGCAGCTTTACGGATTTCTATTTAGCGATCCATTGGACCATATGTCATGTAAATGTGACGCATTCCCTGCGGCGACAGATCAGAATTTAGGGCTAGGCGATGGAGTGCGCACGCAGTTTGCGTTGGTTAAAACCTATGCGGATGCCGCTGCCACGACTTTGCGGCCAATAAGGTTCCCTCAAGAGGATAGCTTGGTCGTGGCGGTTGATGGCATAGCCACAGCCGCCTCTTATCAACAAGAGACGGGTTGCGTCACCCTGACGACTCCGCCTGCTGAGGGCAGTGTGATCACGGCTGGTTACCGGTTTTTCACCCCCGTACGCTTTGATATGGCCGGACTTGAGATATCTTTAGAAGCAGCCCCGCGACGACGCTCTGCTCATGCTGGATAGTGACGCGGCTGGACGGAAATATCCTTGGATTTACGGACCATGACCGCGATCTTTTGCTTAGCGACGTAATTTGCCACGCACAAAGCGGGTTCACGGGCAGTGATCATGATGCAAAAACGGGTTTTGCTGTCGACAATAGCCAAGTCACCGCAATTCTTAATAGCGAGCAAATCTGTGAAGATGACATCGCCGCGGGCCTTTATGACGGCGCCGAAATCATCATTACGCGAGTTAATTGGCGTGACCCAAGTGTGCGAGAAGACATATGGTCAGGCTTTTTTGGTGATATTTCCTTGCGTGGCGATCAATTTTCCGTCGAACTTTTGGGACAGACAGCTAAACTCGCGCAAACTCAGGGCCGCGTCTTCTCGCGAAGTTGCGATGCGAGACTTGGAGATGCACGCTGCGGCATCAATCTCGGAGACTATCCCGAAGGTACGGTGTGTCCGCGCAGTTTTATCGCTTGCCGTGATCAATTTGCCAATTCTGCTAATTATCGCGGTTTTCCGTACTTAATAGGCGATGACGCCATGCAGTCAGGGCCAAATTCAGGCACAATTATGGACGGCGGCTCACGCTATGGTTCGCGTTTTGCACCGATCACAGGGTTATCTCAGTGAGGGCGCAAGTGCTCGCCGAGACGCGTACTTGGATTGGCACGCCCTATCAGCACCAATGCAGTCTAAAAGGCGCTGGGGCGGACTGTTTAGGCCTTGTTCGTGGTGTTTGGCGCATGCTTTACGGCGAAGAGCCTATGGCCATCCCGCCTTATTCACCCGATTGGGCGGAGAAAAACGGGCAGGAAACACTTCTTATGGCCGCCCGCACGTGCCTTACCGAAATTTCTCCAAAGGACACCATTGCAGGTGATGTTTTGCTGTTTCGTATGGCCCCCAATGCGCCTTGTAAACATATGGCGGTTTTAAGCACGCCAAATCAGATAATTCATGCGTATTGGGGCCGCGCCGTGGTTGAATCTGTTCTTATTCCTTATTGGCGAAAGCGCATAGCTTTTGCGTTTTCTTTCCCTGATCATATTGAGGTTTAAATGACGACTTTCGTCCTTCAAGGCGCTAACGCCGCCGCTCCTTATCTGGTCAATGCGGCCAGTCAAATTGCGCTAAATTACGCCAACCAAGCTATTTCCAATGCGCTCAATCCGCGAACGCTTGAAGGGCCAAGGCTAGAGAGTCTGCACATCCAAACGTCTCGCGATGGCGCCCCTATGCCGCGCGTATTTGGGCGCATAAGAATCGCTGGGCAAGTCATCTGGGCCTCACAGTTTCGCGAGAGCGTTTCGGAAACGTCTCAGGGGGGCGGCGGGAAAGGCGGGGACGCAAAGGTTCGAAATTATAGCTATTCAATTAGCTTTGCGATCGGTCTTTGCGAAGGCGAAATCTCTAGCGTTGAGCGGCTCTGGGCCAATGGTCAGTCTTTGCAAAAAGGAGATTATAATTGCCGTATTTATACGGGGTCAGAAACGCAAAACGTTGACCCGATAATTGAACTGATTGAGGGCGCATCTGCCCCGGCATTTCGCGGCACAGCTTATATTGTTTTTGAAGATTTTCCTCTTGATGATTTTGGGGGTCGCTTGCCGCAAATTAACGCTGAAATATTGCGGCATCCAAAGCGTAAAAACGAGCAAGTAAGATTGGAAGATTTGATTTCTGGCGTTGATCTTATCCCAGGCTCTGGTGAATTTGTGTATGCGACAGCGGAGCAAAGTGATGGGTCTATTGCAGGCGAGACACGTACGATTAATGTAAATAATTTACAGGGTAATCCCGACATATTAGTCGCTTTAGATCAACTCCAAACACAGTTACCGAATTGCCGCTCTATCAATATTGTCACCAGTTGGTTTGGCGATAGTTTGCGCTGTGGAGACTGCGAAATTTACCCCGCCGTCGAAACCAAGGACCGCATGGCTGAGCCTGATAGCTGGCGTGCGGGCGGCCATGATCGCAATGCGGCCCGGCAAGTCTCTCAATACGAAGGCAGGCCTGTCTATGGAGGCACTCCGTCTGATGCCTCAGTTATCGGTTTGATAAAAGAGCTTAGATCAAGAGGTTTAAGTGTTTCACTTTATCCTTTTGTTTTAATGGATGTTTCAGATTTAAATGCAGGGCAAACCTTTCCATGGCGCGGACGCATTTCTTGTTTTCCTGAAACGCAAGATCAGACGCAAGACGCGCATGATCAAGTCAATAATTTTTTCGGAAACTGCGCGGTTTCGGATTTTTCTAACGCTGCGAGTCATATAGACTATCACGGCCCAAATGAGCATAGCTATCGCCGCATGATCTTACATTATGCGCATCTATGCAGTTTGGCTGGCGGGGTTGATAGTTTCATTATTGGGTCAGAGCTTCGCGGATTGACGACAATTCGCGGCGTGAATTTTTCTTATCCAGCAGTTGAGCACTTACGCCAACTCGCTGCGGATGTGCGTCAGATTTTAGGTCCCAAGACTCGCATCACTTATGCCGCGGATTGGTCAGAATATTTTGGTCATCATAAAGATGGCCATGTGCACTTTCATCTCGATCCATTATGGGCCGACGATAATATTGATGCCGTTGGTATCGATGCCTATTTCCCTTTATCTGATGGCCGCGTTGGCGATGATTTTGACGCGTATGGTGCCGGTTCTCTATCGCAAAATATAGAAAGCGGGGAAGGCTATGATTGGTATTATGCCAGCGTTGATGACCGCGTAAATAATCGGCGTACTGATATCACGGATGGGGCTTATAATAAGCCCTGGGTTTACCGAAATAAAGACATTCGCAATTGGTGGTCCCGGCCTCATTATAATCGCGTGAACGGTGTGGAAGATTTAGAGCCGACCGCTTGGGTTCCACAGTCAAAACCCGTCTGGCTGACTGAAGTCGGATGCCCCGCTGTCGATAAAGGTAGCAATCAACCCAATGTGTTTTTTGACCCTAAATCTTCCGAGAGCGCGCTCCCATATTTCTCTAACGGAGAGCGCGATGACCTTGTGCAGCGCCGCTATCTCGAAGCGTTGATAGGCTACTGGCAAATAGACGCTGGTCACAACCCAACAAGTGATATTTACGCCGGCCCAATGATCGACCCCGAGCAGATCCATGTCTGGTGTTGGGACGCGCGGCCTTACCCCGATTTTCCAGTGCGCCGCGACATTTGGAGTGACGGCGATAATTGGAGCCGAGGCCATTGGCTCTCGGGCCGGGTTGGAGTCTCACTCTTACCCGATATTGTCTCTGAGATTGTCGAATATAGTGGAGCGGGGGCGCCAGATGTGTCGGGCATTAACGGCATTGTTTCGGGCTATACGCTAGACCGTCCCATGAGCGCCCGCGCCGCGCTAGAGCCACTGGCCACTATATACGGATTTGACTGCACCGAAATGCCCTTGGGCCTAAAATTCTATACACATGGCGAGGGGCGTCAGCACGTTCTATCGGGCGCCGACATTGCCCAAGGTCAGAGCGCCTAACCCGCTATCAATCGTTTGCGTTCTGACGTTCGCAACCGAGTTCAAGATGTACGGCTTCACTTCATTGATATTGGCCACGACTATCAACGGGGCGTGGTATCTGCCCAAGATCGATTGGCGGCGCGTGACCATGTTACCGATATCGAAGCACCTTTGGTTATGGGGGCGGGCCATGCCAAAACAGTTTGTCAAACGATCTTGAACCGCTCGGATGCGTATATGCACGGTATGGACTTCACGCTTATGCCGGGCCGCTTGGGCATTCGCCCAGGCGATAGCGTCAGAATGTCGAGTGGTTCAGAGCTTTGGCCAGATATATGGACGGTCGAGCGTCTTGATGGGGGGCGAGAACGGCG